CCTTCGTTGGAATAGCATTCCGAAATGGTATGGCCCGAAAGTCAGTGGCGTTAGGGCTGCTCAAGATGGGAGAGGACATGCTCCTGACAGGAGAGCAGATGGAATAGTCAGTAAACCTACCAACCTACTTTAGGAGTGATGGCAGACATGGGAAAGCCTAACAAGGGGACTAGGAAAGACCGACGACTCAAGGAGAACAAGAAGAAGAAGAGCAAATCCAAGAAACCATTTGCCAAGACCAAGAGCGCGGACGGAAGGTTTCCAATCTGATGTTGAATTTCAGGTTGATTCGGGACGAGGACGTCACTGGTATTAGTGGCACCGGTATCGTTGCGGAAGGGACACTGTTCAGCAATGGGGAGGTGGTAGTCGCATGGCTAGGCGAGGATCCATCTGTGGTGCACTGGCCGAAGGGAATTAGATCAGTGGAAAAGATCAGTGGGCATGGGGGTAAGACTAGGATTGTTTGGGAAGATAGAATTGTCGGGGAAAAGGTGGAATGAGGTACAAAGGGCGTTCCTTGCAGCGTTGGGCAGTATCCCGGAAGTCTAGTTTTTCAATGAGCTACCTAGATTATGTACGACGCGGACTTCACCCGGTATTGACTTGGAGGCGTGGACCAAGATGCAACACCTCACCGATCAACCGCAGTTCATGAGTCATCCTCCAATGCCACCGATTGTAGTGGAGCGGTTGGCGAAAATGGCGCGGGCTGATCGACCGAATGAAATCTGCGGATTCATCATGAGGGGATGGGAGATTTATCCGGTCAGAAACGTTGCTGCCAATACCAGTGACGATTTCAATATGGACGGCAATGAACTGATCAGAGCCTACACAGAACGTCAGGGCGACATGATTGGGATCTACCACTCTCATCCTTGCGGAACTGAGATCCCTTCGGATACTGATGCCACATATGCCCCCAAAGACATTCGGTATTGGATTGTGGCAGGAACTAATGTCATCGAATGGGACATGAGCGGTGCCGAGCCCGTCCGCATCTAACGCGAGCGCCCGGAATCGAGAGCCGAAGTCGTGGCTAACTCGATACATCGGGGTGCAGCGACGTTACGACGCAGAAATTGAGAGGATGCTTCGGGAGGCCGAGGCGGACGTTGATACAAAAATTCGCTCGATCATGAACAAGCCTGGTATTGGGGCGAAGGTTCGTCGGACTCAGCTGGTAGGAACGCGGGGTGCATTGCACAGGACGATTGCCAGTTTGTGGCGGGCGATGGGCGAGCTGATACAGGCTGGGCGGCGGGACGCTGCCGCTGCCGCAATTGCACAAAGTCTGGATTGGGATGACGTTCTGCTCCGTAAAGTGCTTCCGTCCAAGGATCGCGCCGAGCTGCGCGCCTCGTTGTTGGCTACCTCGGATCGGAATATAGAATCTGTAGTAGCTCGGATTACCCGATCGAAGTTGACTCTTTCGGCCCAGGTTTACCGAACGCGGGCGTTGTCGTTGGGATGGGTAGATCGGGCGGTGAACTCCGGGTTGGCTCGTGGGGACAGTGCCGATGACATAGCCAAAACAGTTCGAGGATTCATCAACCCGGACACTCCGGGCGGAGTCAGTTATGCAGCTAAGCGTTTGGCTCGGACTGAGATTAACAATGCGTATCATGCCGTAACCATTGAACATGCCTCGGATAAGCCTTGGATTACGGGCATGGTCTGGAGATTATCAAAGTCGCATCCACGTCCAGACGTTTGCGATCGGCTAGCGGCGGCGAGCCCCTATCCGGCGGGGGAAGTTCCGCCAAAAGGGCACCCGCAATGTTTGTGCACTGTGTACCCAGACACTGTAACGGCCGATGAGTTCGAGCGACAGTATCGGCTGGGGACATATGATGGGTGGCTCAGCGAGCAGACCGGCACATCAGCTAGACTTATCGCCTAGCGCCTAGATAGGCCGTCAATCAACACTACCCAGGAGGGTACTGAAAATGACCCGTGGTATCCGGCGAACCTGGCTGGGCCAGATCGCCAAAATCAACCCCATTGCCATTTTGGACAATGGTTTTCCTGTCTACCCAATCCAAGGGGCTGAGCCCAAGGAGGGTGAAGACGGGGATGGGGATGATGAAGATGAAGATGAAGATGAAGATTCGGGCAAGGGATCCAAAGGCGGAGCCGATGGTGACGATGACTCGGATGAAGATGAAGACGAGGAAGAATTAGACCCGAAGGACAAGCGAATTCGTGAATTGTCTCGGGAGAATGCCAAGCGGCGCAAGCGACTGCGCGAGGCCGAAACCGCTAAGGCAGCGGCTTTGGCTGAGCTCAAGAAGCATGAGGACAAGGATAAGTCAGACTTGGAGAAAGCTACCTCTGACTTGGAAGCCGCGAATGCGAAGATCGCAGCGTTGGCAGAGTCCAACAAGAAGAGTACGATTGAGCGAGCTTTCCTGCGGCATAACAAGCACAAGTGGCACGATCCAGAAACTGCTCTCAAATTGGTTGATATGTCCGACGTCACAGTTGACGATGAGGACAAGGTCGAGGGCATGAAGGAAGCAGTGGATGCGCTGGCCAAGGAACATCCGTACCTCTTGAAGAGGGACGAGGATGAAGAGGATGGCGAAGGCAAACCTAGTGGGGCTGCCTTCGGGAAAAACAAGAAGGATGACAAGGGCAAGCAAGCCGACCGGGAAGCGTTGCTGAAGAAATACCCAACTCTTACCAGAATGTGAGCGCAACATGGCAAGGTATGACAAGGTAGATCCAATTTCGGGGAATTTTCGAGCCCGTCTGGCGGATGATTTTCCCGCCAACTTGACAGACGTAGTGCTTGGCGTTGGTCTGGATGCCAATGGTTTGGTTGTCATTGGTGGCGCCAATCAGCTTGGTGTCCTTGTGCTCACTTCGTCCAAGCCCGTTGACGGAACTCGCGGCCCGGCGCGTGCAGCGGGAGATGTCGTTGACGTGATGACTGACGGGGAGATCACGGAGTTTGACCGCGTCAATGGCGGGGTCATGATTGTTCGTAATCCCGGCACAGTGTATTACACCAATGTCGATGGCACACTCACTGCTGTGGCTCTGGCAGCTGGTGTCAATGGAGATAGGGTCGGTTCCACAGTCGAGGCGGCTCGCCTCGTGGTCCGCTTCGGAAGGGTGCAGGGGTGATGATGAAGACTATGACGCCCAATCCCCTTTTCAAGATGGGGCTGATCGAGGCTCCGATTGCGATCCATGGTCGGGACGGCAAGACACTCGTTGACTTGCGTGAACTGGGATTGTTCTCTGCGATCCTTGGCTCTCGACGCAGCGGTTACCACACCGAGGCCGACTTGGTTTCGGTTACTTCGGATGGCGTTGATCTCAATGCCATGTGGGCGGAGTTTCAGGCCACCCTCGCAATTTTCAATGAGAGGCGAGCGCGGCTTGTCAGCATTCTGACCTATCCGGTGACCCAGCTGATCGAGCGAGTGCCCCAGGTTGGGGATACTGAGTTCGAGTTGGCTTCGGAGTTTGGCGTTCCGCAGTCGGCGCGAGTCGTGCTTGATTACTTCGAGATGGCTTACGACTTCACCGACTATGACTTGGCAACTCGGTATACCTGGAAGTACCTCCGGGATGCCGATGCACGGCAGGTTGGTGCGGTTCACGAGGCCATTCTTGCAGCGGACAGTCGCCTGATCTTTCGCAAGGTCATGGAGGCATTGTTCGACAACAACAACCGGATTGCCGATATTCGGGGCCAGAACTATTCCGTCTACGCGCTGTACAATGCTGACGGGACCATTCCCCCGACCTACAAGTCCAATGTGTTCGCCGGTACGCACACGCACTACCTCACTTCGGCTTCGGCGCTGGCAGACAGCGGCGACCTGGAGGAAATGGTCGAGCACGTTGCCCATCACGGGTATGGCTCCGACCGAGGTACTACGTTTGTGTTCATGATGGGCCGTGCGGTTGCCCAGCAGGTTCGAAAGTTCCGGGCCGGTGCTGTCAACAATAACGGAATTGTCGCGAACTACGATTTCATTCCGGCGGCAACCGAGCCCACGTTGATCGTTCCGAACAGCGATGGTCTTTTGGGGTCGCGTCCTCCGGCTACCTGGAACGGGTTGCGGGTGTTCGGTTCGTACGCGAATGCTCTTCTCATCGAGGAAGACTACATCCCGCTGGACTACTTGCTCTGTCTCGGTAGCGGCGGCGAGGGTGATCTGCAAAATCCGGTTGGCCTGCGCGAGCACTCCAACGTAGATTACCGAGGGTTGCGACTGCTTCCCGGCAATCAGCAGCGTTACCCGCTCGTGGACAGCTACTACTCACGAGGATTCGGCTCTGGCATTCGACAGCGCGCCGGAGCTGTCATCATGCAGTTCAACAACGCGGGAGCGTACGCACCTCCCGTCGGATACACTCGTGGAGGTGGTATGGTATGAGTCGCGAGATTGATCTTTACGAACGACTCTCGGATAAGGACAAGCAGTACCTCATCGATCGTGGTATGGAGAATCAGGTTCGCGAGAATGAACTGCGGTTTTCCCGTTCAGACCACGTGACTGGTATTGCTGCCGATACCGACAACAGCGACGCCGACGACAGTGCTGCCGACGACAGCGACGTCGATGCCATGTCGGACGAGGAGTGGGTGGATTCCCTCACGGTGGAGGAGTTGCGCGTCGAACTCAAGGAGCGCAAGCTATCCACTGTCGGAAACAGGCCAGAGTTGCGGGAGAGGCTGCTTCTGGCACTGTAGGGCAGGGGGTATTGAGCTGAGGCGGGCTCGGTTTCTCGCGCCTGGGCCGAGTCCGTCTCACCCCCTTTACACAAGGAGTGGCAGTGGCAGAGATTGAGCAGATTAGGGCAGTGCAGGCGTTGCTTGGTTCAGATGCTGAAGCGGGTGGCTGGACCGAAGTTGAGATCAATGCTGCGTTAGATGCAGGTCGTACTGCCAACTACATTGCTGCTCGATGGTGGGCGCAGCGTGCTGCAGATACAGCAAATCTGATCGATATATCGGAGTCTGGGACTTCTCGCCAACTCTCTGTGATCCACCGAAATGCCAAGGAAATGGCGACGGTCTACCGCGCTCTTGCCGCTGAAGAGGAAGTGACTCCCGATCCCGAAGTCCCGGCCTTGACTGTGCGGCGTGGTCGTCGTTCCGTTCAGATCAGAAGAGTCTGACTATGATACCAGACGATATTACATTGCAGACTCTACGGTCTTCTACCACTTGGTTTATTGCTACCGATCCTATCGATATCGTATTAACTCCCAGGGTCAAGAACTCTAAACCAGGTGGAGCTGTAGATTGGGTCAATGGAACTCCTCGGGCTTCGCAGAAATTCATGTTGATTGCCGAACCAGCTTTCAGCGGCGTTGTAGAAAGTGGGGATGGCAGGCAACGGCAGTACAACTATGTTCTTATTGGGGAATGGGATGCAGTAATTGAGCCGGGTGATTGGTGGGTGGATTCTTTCGGGCAGCATTGGGAGGTTGCCGGAATGATTCCTTATAACGGATACGAGACCAAGGCCGGGATTCATTCGATTGGGAAGCGTCCGGTGGATTGATGAAGTTCACATGGGATAGTGGCCAATTGAGCCGTAGGCTGAAACAACTTCCGCCAGAAGTAGATCGAGCTGTCAGGGTTGTTGCTGGGTTTCAGGCGACCAGGGCCGAGGCTCACATGAAAACCACAGCACCTTGGACTGACAGGACTGGTGCGGCTCGGTCTGGTCTTTTTACTCTCACTCGTTTCACTCCACATCAATATTTGATCATCCTGGCGCACTCCATGCATTATGGCATTTGGCTTGAGGTCGCTAACTCGGGGGATTACCAAGTTATCCTGCCTAGCGTGCGCAAGATTGGCGAGGATACCATGCGGCAACTCGACGGATTGTTTGGCAGGTTGCCGCGATGAGCCGGGTAATTGTTTTCGATAGATTAGCCGCGGATCTTGAGTTACAGAATATGGGGATCAATGGGGATAGGATTTTCCCGACTCATTCCATTGACGGTACGCCGGCCAATGGTCCGTTCCTCATTCTTCGCTGGGAAGAGCAAAGTGTCCGGATGCGCAGCGAGGACGATGCTCTTGGCCCTATCATTCTGACAGTTTGGGCTCATCGTAAGCGAGCAGAGACATCGGACTTTAGTGGACTCAAGGACGTACTGAAAAGAGTCAACGCGATACTTTTGTCGCTCTATGATGTTAGGGAAGGCGCTGAACGATTGACTGGCGTCCGGTACTCTGGAGCGAGTGGGGATCTGTTGGATGGAG